GACGGGGTGCTGATCTTCTAATCATTGACGACCCACACTCGGAACAAGACGCTTTGAGTCCCACAGCCATGGAGAATGCTTACGAGTGGTACACATCAGGTCCACGTCAGCGTTTACAACCAGGTGGTAAAATTGTTTTAGTCATGACTCGTTGGACTACAAAAGATTTAACAGGGATGTTGGTTAAGAACCAAAGTGAACCTAAAGCTGATCAGTGGCACGTGGTCGAATTTCCAGCAATCATGGACCATGGATCACGGAACGCGAAACCTGTTTGGCCAGAGTATTGGAAGTTGGATGAGTTAGAAAAGGTTCAAGCAACACTGCCCACGGGTAAATGGAATGCACAATGGATGCAAAATCCAACAGCTGAAGAAGGAGCCATACTTAAACGTGAGTGGTGGCGAGTGTATGAAGGTGAAGACATACCACAACTACATCATGTGATACAAAGTTATGATACAGCGTTTTTAAAAAAAGAAACAGCAGACTACTCGGCGATTACTACATGGGGTATATTCTATCCTGATGAAGATAGTGGGGCCAATCTTATACTTTTAGATGCAATCAAAGGACGGTATGAGTTTCCAGAGTTAAGGCGTTTGGCCCTTGAACAATATACTTATTGGAAACCTGAGACAGTCATTATAGAGGCAAAAGCCAGTGGTTTACCACTAACATACGAACTCCGGAAGATGGATATACCGGTTGTAAACTTTTCACCGTCTAAAGGAAATGACAAGCACGCACGTGTAAATGCTGTTGCACCTTTGTTTGAATCTGGTATGATATGGGCTCCGGAACAAAAGTTTGCGGATGAAGTCATTGAGGAGTGTGCGGCGTTCCCGTACGGGGATCATGATGACCTTGTGGATTCGACAACACAAGCGATCATGCGATTTAGACAGGGCGGTCTAATCGGACACCCTGAAGATTATGTGGATGAAAAAGTCGAGCAAAGGCAGAGGAATTATTATTAATGTCAATTTTTAAAGCATTTTTTGGTTTAGGTAAAATACCGAAAGTTACTAAATTTTTTGAGTTTAAATCTTTTGACGATGTTAATCAAATGGGTGGTGCAATTGCCAACATAAAACAACAAGTCAAAGAAGGTGGTCTGCAACTTACAAATGCTCAACAAAAATTTTTAGATGATCAAATGAAACAAGTTGAGATGGTATTTGAACTAATATCAAAATCCCCGCAATCAGGAATTAGAAATGCAGAATCAGCAAAAATATTTAATCTTAGTGGTCAACGATTAGATCCTAATCAACCAATTATCGGTGGCACACAGCCAGGAAAAAAAATAGATCAAGATACTTTTAGAAGATTAGCTGAAACAAACACACAAAGAATAAAACAAAGAATCTCAGATAAACAAGTTGTAGATGTTGAAAGCACAGTCAAAAAAATTACAAGTATGGAACCTGTAGAAGCAATGAAAGAAGCGAACAACGTAATTAAACGAGAGGGTATTTATAAAAATTTAAATGAAAAAGAAGCTAAAAAAATATTAGAAGATACTGAGGATTGGATTTTTCAAAGAGACCCGGATGATTTGTATGATTACAAAAATAAAAAACCATTTAGAGATGATCCAAACTTTGATCCTGATGATCCAAATTACGACGCTGAACCAGCGGACTTTGATCCAGATGCAGATAACGAAACATTTGCACAAGGCGGACGTGCAGGATTTAAAGAAGGTTTATTAACTGTTTCAGGTGTCAACCCTACTTTTGATATGGAAAAGAAAATGCAAGAAATTAAAGAGGCGTTTTACGCGCTACCGACAAAAACTCAAAAGAGAATTGGTTTTAAAAATTTTTCTGCAATTTATGCAAAAGAAAACTTTAGCTCCGGCGGACGTGCAGGATTTAAAATGGGTAGAAGAGCATTCTTAAAATTAATGGGTAGCGTTGGTGCAGGTATCGGTGCACTTAAATCAGGAATACTAAAACTTACAGGTAAAGAAGCAGCACCACAAGTTGCAAAAGAAGTTGTAGAACAAACTACAAGATCTACACCACCACCATATTTCTTTGAGCTTGCAAACAAAATTAAATCTCTTGGTAAACCAGATAAAGTGACGTACGCAGACAGAGTTGAGATACACAGATACACAGGTAAGAATGGTGATGAGTATGAATTAATTGAAGATCTTAACACTGGTGATATGAAAATTACAAAAGATAAACTTGGTTCGGCTGGTTCTGGTGACGAAACGTACGAAGGAGTTATGGATAGATCTGTTATGGAGTATAAAAAAGGTGATGTAAATATAGACCCTGATAAAAAAATAGCATCTAAAGTTCCAGACGAGTATGATGAATACAAAGTAGAATTTGATGTAGATGGCACAGAAGCAGATGCTGATAATATAAGTGAATTTATAAGAAAAGAAATTATTGAAGAAGTAAATCAACAAGCTCCAAAAATTAAAAAAGCAGGCGGCGGTGTTGCTTACATGTTAGGAGAATAATGAGCATACTTAAATTAGGACTCATAGGTAAATCTCCTCCAGGAAAAATTAAAGATATAATGAACTACCTTACAAGATCTAAGGTAAAAAATACAGATTTACCCGATGTCTTTCCTGCAAGCCAAGCACCTATACCTGCTAAATCAGAGTTTGTTGAAACAAAAGATGCAGTTAACAGATTTGTAAGAGACAACCCAAGAACAGAAAAAGCAGGTGGTGGTATGTTAGTGCAACCAAGTGCTGATGGATTGAGACCTGGGTATGCTAAAAACAAAGGTACCACAAAATCATTTTACGATGAAAGTACTGGACATATTCATCCTAGAAAAAATAGATTTGGCACCGTTTATTCTGATACTCCTGCAGGAGGTAACAGAAGAAATGTAATTCCTAAAAACATAGGTAAAAAAATTTTAAAAGAATATAAAGATGGAGCTGGCACTATTGAACTTGGAGATAAATATGGTTTTAGTAAAGATACAATAAATAGATATATTAAAAAATTTAATCCAAAATTATTAAGAGACTCTCCACCTAAAGTAAATCAATATAATTTTAATTACTCAATTATTGATAAAATTAAAGAAGATGCAAAAACAATGTCTCGTAAAGAAATTTTAAAAAAATATGAAGGTAAAATTAGTACGAAAAAATTAGATAGTTTAAATTTAACATTTGGTATTGTAGAAGAGTCAGGTAGACCAAGAATTCCAGAAGGAGAAAGAAGTCCTAAACAAGTTAAAAGAGTTAATAGAATAAGAAACGCTCAAGGGTTTGATGTATCAGGAACTTTTGCTAAAAATTTTCATCACATATTTCCAATAGGTGGTTTATCTAAATTAAGTGCACAAGATGTAATGATATTAGATAAAAAATTTAATGAAACATTAGGTGGTTTTAATTTACAATTAAACGATATCGCAGATGAAATAGCAACTATGGATTTATCAGATCCAAATGCTTTAAAAAAATTAAATGATTTAAATGCTAAATCAAAAGATTTAGTTAATAGAGCAAAAACAAAATTACCTAAAGAACTACAAAACGCTATTGGCTATATTGAATATAATCCAGTGTTTGATGAAAATGGTACTATCTTTGAACTGTCACAAGTAAGAAAAGGTGTAGATGCTCCCATGGGTTCTTTACCTGCAGAATTTGGAACTAAAAAATTTAAAGATTACACACCAGAAGAAATTAAAAAATTTAAAAATAGAGTTAAACAATTAGCAATACAAGCTGGAGATGAAGGCGCGATGTTTGCTGCAAATCCTTTCTTTAACCCAGGTATTTTAAAAGAGGCTTTTAAACAACTTCCAACACCAGCGGGAGCTGTAGCATTAAATTTAGGATTTGGAGTTGATCCAACATCTGCGATTGACAGAGCCGGTATTGCAGCAGAAGCAGCATTTGCACCAGCTCTTGTAAAACAAGCTGCAAAGTTAGGATCAGTTGGACAAAGAATTGCTAACTTAGGTTTATCACCAACAATGGCTATGCGTATAGCAAGAGTAGCATCACCACTTGGTATTGCATCTTTAGGATTAGAGGGAGCATATCAATATGGAAAATTTGTTAAAGATGAACTAGATAGAATTAAACAAATGACACCAGAAGAAAGAGAAGCTTACAACATAGAGCAACAAGAACAAATGGGTGTATCTGCGGCAGAGGGTGGATTAATTAGATTAATTGGAAAAAAATCAGGTCCACCACCAGAATCAGGACCAATGTCTCAAGGGTTGCAAGGTCTAATGAAACGTGGTATCAAAGGATAGGAGTATAAATGGCAGATATAGATAAAGGACTCCCGAACACAAGAACGAAACTTGAAGTACCTTCAGAAGAGGAACTACAAGAAATTGCTGTTCAGGAACCAGAACAAGAAAAAGGACCAGTTGAAGTTACACCAGAGGAAGATGGTGGTGCAACAATCGACTTTGAACCGGGAGCAATCAATATACCGGGAACAGAATCACATTTTGATAATTTAGCAGATCTTTTACCTGATGATGTTTTAGAGCCAGTCGGAAACGAGATGACTCAAAACTACATGGATTACAAAGGTTCAAGAAAAGAATGGGAACAATCATACATACAAGGTTTAGATCTTTTAGGATTTAAATACGAAAACAGAACTGAACCATTTCAAGGAGCAAGTGGTGCAACACACCCTGTAATGGCAGAAGCTGTAACACAATTCCAAGCACAAGCTTACAAAGAGTTATTACCAGGAGATGGACCGGTAAGAACACAGATTATAGGTATTAAAAACCCTGCAACAGAACAACAGGCAACACGTGTTAAAGATTTTATGAATTATTTAATTATGGATCAAATGAAAGAGTATGAAGCAGAGTTTGACTCAATGCTATTTCATTTACCATTAGCAGGATCAACTTTTAAAAAAGTTTATTATGATACAAACATGGGACGAGCAGTTTCTAAGTTTGTACCTGCAGATGAATTAATCGTTCCGTATACGGCTACCTCATTAGACGATGCGGAAGCGATTATTCACACTATAAAAATTTCTGAAAACGAATTACGAAAACAACAAGTCAATGGTTTTTATCGTGACGTAGAGCTTGGACCACCAGGAACAGACACGAATAATGAACTTGCAAAAAAAGAACGTGAACTAGAAGGAAGTAAAAAAACTGGAAAGAACGAACCAGTTTATACATTACTCGAGTGTCATGTTAATTTAGACTTAGAAGGTTTTGAAGAAGTTGGTGCTGATGGATTACCAACTGGAATAAAATTGCCTTACATCGTAACTGTTGAAGAAGGTAATAGAAAAGTTCTTTCTATTAGAAGGAACTATGCGCCCGATGATCTAAAGAAACGTAAGATCCAATACTTCGTCCATTTCAAATTTCTGCCAGGACTAGGATTTTATGGCTTTGGACTCATTCACATGATTGGCGGATTGAGTCGTACGGCAACGGCGGCTCTCCGTCAATTATTAGATGCGGGTACACTTTCTAATTTACCAGCAGGATTTAAACAGAGAGGTGTAAGAGTTAGAGATGAAGCAGCTCCTATTCAACCAGGTGAATTTAAAGATGTGGATGCACCGGGTGGATCATTGAGAGATGCATTCTTTCCATTACCATACAAAGAACCATCTCAAACATTATTAAACTTATTAGGCATTGTTGTACAAGCAGGACAAAGATTTGCAGCAATTGCTGACATGCAAG